TCTCGTCGTCCGTTGCCCATGAGGGAGAGCCTATATATTTAGTTGCATCTGAATTGCCTACCTTGATCTTCATCAGATTGCCCCTTTATTTGATGTTTGCTCCTTTTTTCCATCCGGAGTACTTCTTCCACCCGGTCAGCTCAAAGGAGATGATGTAGTCGCCTTTTTTGTCGATCTTGTATGAGAAGGATCCCACTGCAAACTGATCATTGATGTAGTAGCCGCCTTCCTGTTTTGCGATAACATACTTAAGCGGTGTCCGTCTGTTATGTGACTCCTTAAGGATCTTTAATACCTGGGAGCCGGTGGTTTTTGATACCGCAAAATCTAACCTTTTGCCCTTTTTGGGTACCATATGCTCCACGCTGATCGTGGGCTGTTGCTTCTGGCCGATGATGGTATAGTGTCCACCTTTGACCGCCACAAAGTCCTCAATGTCTGCCGCCTGGGAGATCTCAGGAAGCTCCGCCGGTAATATGGGGAGCTTCACTTTTGTCCCAGAGTAGCTTTTTAAGTATATTGTGTATGCGTTCTTAGCCATAATTTACTCCTTGCGCCGGCGCAATTTAGCCATACGCCATCTGTGTAAGAAGGTTACCGGTGATCTTCTCGGACAGCATGTTTGCATATTCCTCGTTACCGATGATGTTGCCCTGTACTGTCACATTGACCGTCACGGACGGAGCTGATGCCATGCCCTTTGACTTCTGATTGCTGTAAATCTTTGAGCCGGACGGAAGGCTTAAAAGCTCCGGACCATGTTCTCCTACCCATGTCTGGCCGCCTTTGTAGTAGCTGGTACCCAGTGCGTTACCTGCCACCTTTTCCTTAACGGCTGCTGCCTTTTCCTTCGCAGCATCCACGATATTGCCTACGCCGTCCTTAAACGCCTCGATCTTCCCGGATATCCACTCAAAGGGCTTTAAAAGCGCCGATTTTATGGTGTCTCCGATTTCTGTAAAGATCTGCTTTGCATTGTTCTTAAACTCAAGTATCTTATCCTTGATGGCCTGTATCTTTTCTTTGATCGTCTCGATGATCTGGCCTATCTTTTCCTTGACCTTACCCACAAACTCCTGCAGCTTTGCGGTGATCGAGGCAATGATTTCCATGATCTGGTCATGATACTTGTACCATATGATTCCAGCGGCAACTATTATGGCAATGATTGCGGTGATAGTAAGTATAATCGGGTTGGCCAGTATCACAGCGTTAAGTATTCCGATAACGGATGTTATGGTCTTGATGATCGTTATCACTTTTCCGGCCACCATGATCACGGTGCCCACTATGCTTATGATCTTGCCTATGATCAAAAGAGCCGGGCCGATAGCTGCCACTATGAGTCCGATCTTGACGATCATGTCCTTTGTCTTTGGATCCAGATTGTTAAATTTGTTCGTGAGATTCTGCATGATCTCGACGAGCTTTCTGGCGTATGGTGCCAGAGTATCGTTTATCGACAGCCCGGCCTCTTCAAGTCCTGACTTAAGGATCGTCAGAGCGCCTGCGGTGTTATCCTGCATTGTTGCCGCCATGTCTGCCGCTGCGTTGTCGCAGTCGTTTATGGCTCCGGATAACTTGTTTACATCATCTGTCCCTGCGTTCATCATAGCCAGGAAGCCGCTCATTGCGGTCTTGCCTACAAGGGACTCAGCCTGTGCGGCTCTTTCCGACTCTGTAAGCCCGGAAAATGCCTGTCGGCAGTCGCCTATGATGTCGCTAAAGTCTCTCATCGTGCCGTCGGCGTTAGTGGTCTTTACTGTGACCTCGCCTATGTTCTGTCCAGCTATCTTTACATCTCCGGACAGCTCTGTCATGATCTTCCGGAGTGATGTACCTGCCTGGGATGACTTGATACCGGCATTAGCCATTAAGCCGATAGCCTCTGCTGTGTCCTCTATGGAGTATCCCAGGGATCCGGCGATAGGTGCGGCGTACTTAAATGTCTCGCCCATCATGGAGACATTGGTGTTGGCGTTTGATGAAGCCGCCGCCAGGACATCGGCAAAATGATTTACATTTTTGCCTTCCTTATCGACCTCGATACCGAAGGCTGTCATTGCATCAGTCACGATATCTGATGTGGTGGCCAGATCTTCTCCGGATGCAGCTGCAAGGTTAAGCACGCCCTCGATACCGCCCAGCATGTCCTCGGTCTTCCATCCTGCCATAGCCATGTACTCCATGGCCTCCGCCGATTCTGTTGCCGAAAACTTTGTCTGTGCGCCCATCTCGCGAGCTTTTTTCTTGAGTGCGTCAAAGTCGTCGCCCATGGCTCCGGATATTGCCTGCACCTTTGACATCTCTGCCTCAAAGTCCATGCCGACCTTAAGAGAGGCTGCTGCCACGCCCATTAAAGGCATGGTTAGGTGTGTTGTGAGGCCTTGCCCCACCTTTGTCACCTTGTTACCTATGACCTGTGCTTTTTTGCCTATGGCCGTATATTTCTTTTTTATATCTTTGGATGTTTTGTCTGATACTCCCTGTATTTTTTTGAGCTTATCAGACATCCGGTCCTTTAGTGTGAGGACGGTTGATACAGTTCTTGGCATATCGTCACCCGTTTGCTGCTTCCGCTACTTGTTCCATGGCTTCCATGTAGTCCTTCATCGCTTCGCGCAAAAGAATACGCTCCGCCCATGTTGACTCTAAAAGCTCCGGGAGCGGATACCCTCTCGTTACATACCACTTAAACACGGCAAGATCGGGATCCGCGTTTATGAGTTTTTTATTTGTTCGTCCACATGATCAAAAAGGGAGTTCATGCTGCATACTTTGTCTCCCACTGTGAGGATGTCGCCGGAATCCATGATGGCAAAGACCGTATCGACAGGATCCGCCACATCCAGCTCCTCATAGAGTTTCTGGTCATGCAGTTCATCGCAGCATGTGTATATGATTTTCGCCATTTCATCGACGAGATTTTTGGTGTCGTCGTCCTTCATGACGGAATTTATCAAGTTAAAAATGGTTTCATCTGACGGCCGCTTAAAAAGAAGAGTGCCGCCCAGGCTGGGGATCTCGATTTCCTCCACCCTTAAAGCGTCCTGTTCCTTTTTCTCCTTTGCGGCGATCAGCAGCTCCAGCGTGAGCCGCTGGAGCTTTTTTTTGTTCTTTACTGATCCCATAATGATGCCCCCTATTAGTTCTTATGCGAAGCTGTTGATCTTGTACTTCGACGCGTTGAAAGGAATCTCCTCCTCAACTACGGTCTTGGCCTCTGCGTTGAGAAGTGCCACCTCTGTCAGCTGTGCGTTCTGGATAGTAACGGACTCGTTCTTTCCGTTCACGCTGAGGTTGACACCTGTGATAACAAACTGCGGCATATTGCCGTTTAAGATGGCCTCATGCACCTTCTTTAAGACATTAGAGTCTGTCTTCTTTCTGGTGATGGTACCCTCGATGGAGTATCCGGTGTACTCATGCTCTGTGCCATACTGACCACAAAGCTCGATATCCTCATAGTCGAGGGTTATCTTTGCCTCCGCCTTTGTGAGGGTGGCAAGGAGTTCACCGTCAAAATAAATCTTCTGATCGTTTCCCTTTAACATGGCTTATCCTCCTTAGTTCAGTGTGATCTTCATGGACAGATCCTGGATGGACTGTAAGATCTGGATATCAGACTTGATAAATACCTTTCTCTTGAAAGGCTTAGATCTTACCGTGTCGTCATCCCAGTCAGCGGCTTCCGGATTGACTGTAATCCATGCTGCTCTCTGTGCGTCAACATCGATCTCTACTGTGTTGGCAGACGCGGAGTTGAGGATGTCCTCTTCCTCAAGTCTGTCATAGTAGTCACCGATAGCGCCGATGAGCTGCATCTGATTGTCAACGGAGTTCTTCTGGCCGATGTAGCTGTCGCGGAATACAGACTTGATGTCTGCACGGATCATGTCGGCAGCCTCGGCTACCTCGATGTATCTCATATCCTCGATCTGGTCTCCATCGTTTGCGGAGTTGTCGAAGGTTGTAAGGGTGTTCACTGCGGTACCCAGCCTTACAACCCTGTCGCTTCCGTTCCAGTCGTTGTACAGGATGAGGTTTCCTGCATTTACCACGTTGTCAGCGCTTGCCACATCCTCCGTGCTCTTAAGAGCCTTTAAGATGGTGCTTGACGCGCCGTTTACGTTGGCCTTTGACAGGATAGCACAGATCATGGGCAGAAGCTCCTCAGATGTTACGGTACCTCTGACGAGAGTGCCCTGAGTGCTGCGCGGTGTGTCCCAGTCGGGATCAAAGGTCACGCTCTGGCTGTAAACATTCTCCACGTACTTGTTGTCCTGGCTTGCAGTACTGAAAATAAGCGCGTGGTATGTCTTCTTAGCTTTTGCCCAGGTTGACAATGCGGAGTAGTCCGCGGATGTCTTGCCCACGATTGTCACGCGGCCGCTGGGATAATTTGCTTCGATGACGGGTGTAGCATCTGCCACCGTTGCGTTGGTGTCCATTGTGAGCACTACAACCTTTGCCGGCCCGATATCAAGCATATCCGCGATGCGTGCGGCGTTTGCATTTGACCAGTCTGTCAGGTCTGTCTCATATGTCACTTCCTCGATGCGTGTCTCAACAGGCACATACTCACCTTCTACGGTTTCACCCTCCTCACGCACGATCAGGATAGCCACGCCCCTCTCGGATCTCTCCACGAAGGAAGCGGCAAGAGCCTTAAAGGCGATGATGATCTTAGGCAATGTTGCATTAGCCATTTTCAATCCTCCTCTATTCTGTGATTATTGTGATATCAGCGTCGATATCTTCCATAGGCTCCGCCGCAGCGTCGCGTCCGTCAAAGTCAACGACCTCATAATCAGTGAGCGTAAAAGATATGTGGACCACGCCCCCGGTTTCTCCGTAGGGGCTGCTCTCACAGTTGATATCTGTTACTTCCAAATCTCCGACACCCTTAAGGAGCCGGGCCTCAATAAGCTCCTGGAAGTTATTGAGTTCAATTTTCCATTTCTTCGGACTTGAGGCATAATAATACAGGTCTTCGTTTACGGTGGTCACCTTAAGTCCGATCTCGCGGCTATAACTGCCGTCATATTCCAGAGCAGCTTCTTCTCGCACCAGGTCGGTAGTTTCCCTGTCCATGGCGGTAAACCTTATGGCTTCAAAAGCCGTCCCTGTTACCGCTTCCCGGTATGCTGATACTACTGCTGCATGAATCTGTGATATCGTCATTATTTGCCTCTCATTCCGTTCTCCACGAGCTGGTCAACAAAGGTCTGACAGTCAGCGAAAAAGCGTCCATCAAAACTCTTCACGCCTTTTTCTATGATGTGAAAGTCTCTCGTCATTATGTCTCTGTGTTTCGGCCTGTATTTGCCTCGAATAAGTATTTTGTGTCCGTATTCAAGGAAACCTGCATGTCTGCCTATCGGACTCTTTGCATGGACTTTAACGCCATAGTCTCCTCGGTAGTTTTTCCATGCCTTGGTGCCTTTCAGAGACTTAAAGTAGTTGCCTGTCTTTTTGTTTACTGCCGCCCTTGCCTTTTGGCGTGTATGTGTTGCGGCCCTGCCGCCTTCACGGCGCATAAACTTTTTTGTCTCTCTCGGCATTGTCTCCTCCGCGAGAGTGAGTATATCCTGGTCAAATTTTGTCCACTCGGATATATCAACAGACACATCGCTCATACATTCACCTCTAACACTGTCATGATTTCCATGTACCGCTCGTTTTTGTACACCGGTTGCCACCATCTGACATCAAACCTCTGGTCATTGTAGATAATGACATAGTCCGGCTTGAGCTCTACGACACCTGCGCGGATCCGGATCTTGTGTGTGACTTCCGTGGCGTCAACATCTCCTTGCATACCAGGGTTTGACCCTGTTGTGGGGATGATCTGTGCCGGCACGTTCTCCTTAACGACAACAAGTCCATCCTGGATGTCCTCACCCAGCTCATTTTTTGCCGCATCAGGCTTTTTTATGGTGACCTTGCACCTTAAATCTCCTGCCTGCATCAGCTTTCCTCCTCTTCGTCACCGCCTTCTGT